TTGGCTTAGGAATGTGAAGTGTATCACCTTTCTTGCCCTTCATGGTCATCTTGTTTACCAAGTTTGCCAAGATAATGTTTTTCTTATAAGCAGCGATGACTTCATCAGACCAGATTTCTGGAATGAACTTGTCTGCTTGTGTCTTTGCTACGATTGAACCACTACCACCAGGATAAGCTGCTGTACTCATTTTGTAAATCTCCTAAATATTAAATTAAAATTAACGAACTCGACCTTCAGCGTAGGCTTGGAGAATATCATCTGCCATGCTTTCGTATCTGGACGGATCTTGCATTCTTAAGCGAATTAAGTCTGCACGACGATAAATGGGTTTACTTGATTCACCTGTACCGCCTTGTTGGACGGCTGCAGTTTTAAGTGCTTTACTACGACTTTCTTCATCAGCTTTCTTCAGCGTCTCATCAGCAGCTTTAGTTTGTTCTGCCTTCTGAGTTTTGATATTGCGTAAAGACTTGTAAGTCTCCAACAATTCCATTGCTGAATCTACATCAAAGTTACTTGCCTTAGCATAAAGCCCCATGCGAATCTTAGAACCCTGCACCCATTGTGCAAAGTCATCAGATGCAGCTACGTCAAGATAATCAGGGTGAGCTTTTTCAATAGTTTGCTGTGCAACAACTTGAGCCTGTTGAGCTTGCTGTTCTTGCAACTGCTTTAGTATTGGGTTATTCTCTACTGCCTGGTTAACTGCCTTAGCAGGATCTTCAAACCAATCAATCTCTTGTGCTTTTACAGGCTGTGTGTCGTGCTTTGCTTCGAGTTGTTGCTTGATGTACTGGTCTAACAGCTTACGACTTTCACCTACCTCTTGTGCCTGACGACCAATAAGCTTTTCAGACTCTTGGTGCATCTTAACAATCTCTTCTAGAGACTTGCCTCGATACTTCTCAGGTACTTCAGGTTCTTGTTTAACTTCAGGTTCAGAGTTGACTACTTCTGGAGTAGGTTCTAAACTAGTTGTTTGATCTAAGTTAGTGACGTTATCAGCGTTACCTTGTTCTTCTTGCAGTTCGATAAAATTAGCAGCCATGTATACTCCTGTCGCAATGCGATTTTAGGATATTTAAAAAATGATTCGGTGGTCAAGAGTTGCCACTTGTGAATCGGTTTAGCTATTTTGTTTTCTTTCTAATGCCAGCTTCTCAGCTCTCATCCTGCTCCACTTTGCCGTAGCTCCATGAAACTGCCCACTAAGAGGATCTAAAGATATCGTAGTAGGAGAAAGAATGCGAGTAGCTACCTCGCCACACACATCACATGTAGTCTCTTTTACCGTCTCATCGACGAAAGACTCCATTTGATGATTCTGTTGACACTGAAAATCATAAAGCCTACGAGCCATTGTCTACTGTTTCCTGTAGCTGCTCATACACTTCTGTACTAGACTCTCTAAGTGTCTTAATCCAATTCATGATGGACATTTCGCCCTTCCTGAAGTGAAGTTGTTCTGTTGTATCTACCCCACTGAGCCTATCAGTAGAGTCAATCATTAGTTGTAAGTCCTCTAGGAGATCAGCCCACCCTTTGGTAGCCATCATCGCAAAGCGATTCTCGTAGTAGTCCTGTAATTCTCGATTCATTTAACTTTTTCCTTGACAAAGGAGTCAATGTGTGTTATAGTACATCTATTATATCACAGATTTATCCAAATGTCAAGTACTTTCTGTTATTTTCCTGCCATTTGTAACATAGCTATGCGTTCATTAGACTGGATGTCAGCCTCTTTAACAGCCACTGCAGCGATTTTCGCTATGTCATCGATAGGAGATACAGGCTTTTGGCTATTCATCGCTGTAACAGCCTTGATTTGAGTCTCTGCAGGGATTGCCTGAGCCTGTGCTCCAGCCTTCTGAGCCTCTGCCATAGCTTTTTGAGCTTCAGCTTGAGTCTTCTGCAGTGTAGCTTGGAGAGTTTCCACCTGCAACTGCTGCATTTGCTGAGCCATTGGGTCTGGCTGAGACATTTGCTGTAGTGTAGCTACAATCTCTTCACGATTACCAATGCTAGAGGCTTGGATAATGCCCTGTAACAGTACTGGAGTGATAGGACTTGTAGGTCCAAGGGTCTGCATCAAGCCAACCATCTGCTGTTGTTCGTATTCACGAGCTACCATACCCATGCTTGATACTGGAATGAAGCAGAAGTCCTTAACTGGGTAACGCTCTGGATCAAACTGCATGAATCTGTAGGCTGCCTTAGTGATGAAAGGCATGAGGAAGTCTTCTTGGAAGTTGATCAAGGTACGCTTGTTCTTCTTCATAAGCCCTGAGAGAGCCATAGAGAGCCCTGCACCGCTTGCCTCACCACCAGCTACCTGACCTGGCATAGACGTGCTGTCGATCGTTCCTGTGGCTTGTAGGAGCATTGCCTGGAAGTTCTGTGCTGTCTGGAAGTTAGCAGGATCTGTAGTGCCAAACTTAAACGGCATCATGATCTCTGTAGGATTACCGTTGACAAGCATAGTCTTACCAGGACGTACTTCATACTTAGCACCACGAGGAAGCCTTGTAGCGTCCATAGCCATCATAGGAGATGTAGTAAGAGCTAGAGAATCTAGGTGACTACGGATCTGAGCATCGATAGCCTTCTGCATGTTGTAGCCCTTCTCTGCAGTGCCACGACCCCAGAAACGACCTGGCATGGAGTCAGCTTGGCAAGCAACGATAGGACGATCCTTCATCATGTAAGGAGACTCTTCAGCTTTGAGAAGCCACTGGTCATCAGCAATAACAACTACTGCTTCTACCAAGTCAGCATAGTCTTCACCTGCTGTGCCTTCACCGAACAAGTCAGCTACTTCTTCTTTGTCTTCTTTCTTGAGTTCATTGAGATACTCACGAGGTACTTTACCATAGTAACGGATGACACGAACTCTGTCGTCTTGACGAGTAGTGATCTCTTGAGTAGGTTCTAACTCCATCTTCTCACCGCTAGGCTGAATCTCAACCTTACGATAAGTACCATTAGTAATACCTTCAACGATAGTGTGGAAAGATACAAACTCTTCTACAGCAACACCAAGGGAATCTTCAATGGAGCGAGCATTAGGCTCAATGAGGAAGTTACGTGGGTTAACTGGGAGTAGCTCAACCATGAACTTCTTCTCTTCGTTAACACCGATAGCAGCCATGCCACTGCCAGGGATAGGCTGAGTAGATGGATACAGTACATTCTTTTCTTTGACAACAATCTCACCAATCAGTGTACCGTAGAGTTCACCGTTGAGGATAATATCATCGATAGCTTTCTTAACACGAGTGAACTTAAAGTCCTCATGCATCTGCTGACGTACAAGAGCAATATCATTCTTCTCTTGATCACGACGGTCATCAACAATATCAAACCATTCACCACGACCAAACACAGCTTCAGAGATCTCAGCTTGCTTAGACTCTACTGCTTGCTGTAGTGCTGGAGTAATTAGACGACTACGCTCTGATTCACGAGTCTTGTCTGCTGCATCCCATACACCACGAAATAAACGCTCGTACTCTTCCCACTTGTCTAAGTAGTTTACGTTACGATGATCTCTCCACTGGTTACAGTGAGTGGTAACGAAACTAACTAATTCCTTATCGGCTTCAGTTACTTCTGTTTCGTTCATGTCTAAAGATTTTTCAGCCATTATATTCCTTGAATGGTAGATTGAGGTATTTGTGCTGCGAATGGATCAGCAAACGCAGGGTTAGCTGGTTGCATTGGTGCAGTCATGTTGTCTAATGTAACACCATATGTTGCATTAGTAGGGTTAGTTTCAATACCACGCATAGCAGGGTTAGCTAAACGCTCTTGCATACTCATGTTACCACGCTCACCTGTCTGACGAGCAAAGACTTCACCTGCAACCTTCATGTAATCCTTGATAGATTGCTGATATGCAGTGCTTGCTTCGTTCTTAGCTACTAGAATACCTTCTAACTTAGGGTCAGTCTTAGTAGCATTGATGAACTTCTGAGCCATCTCTTTACTTTTGAAGGCTTTAGCCAGGGCTTGCTCTGCAGTTTGACCATCACGAGCTACTAAAGAACCTAAAGCATCTGATACATTATCAGCAGTGAAGCCTAGCCCTTTGTTTTGCTTAGCAAACTTCACAACATCAGGTACAGATGTAGCTACAAGCTTGTCGATAGCGTTAATGTTGTCTTGGAATTGAGCGTTGTTTTGTAGAACTTGTGTAAATCCTTCACCTTGAGTGAAAAGTTCTTTGCCTTGAATGTAGTGTTGTACTTCGTGGAGTACATTACTCTTGGCTTCTTTGGTAGTCCAGTTAGGATTCTGTCTGTTGAAGTAGATTGTGTCTGTCTGGCTATCAAAACCAGCTAAGCGAGGTGACTGAGGGTCATCAGCAAAACCAATCTTGATGTTAGTGATATCAGGATATGCTTTCTTCAGTGTCTCTGCATTGAATACTTCATCAAATCCAAGGATCTCTCCTGCTGGCATTGCATTTAAATTTACACCACTCTTTAATGCTACGTTCTTATCACTGATCTCTAGCATTGCTTTGTTAGATACAGGGTCAAACGCTACAGCAGAGTCAGCATACTTCTTCATCCAGTCTTCAGAAGGAAGCTTGAACCAATCCTTCTGTGCATCTTCTAGTACTTTAGTTGCAGAAGGTGCGTCAATCATTCCTGCTTTAGCTAGGTTCTCGATACCAGCACCGCCAATGAACATCTCTGGTGTAGTGGTAGGGACAAGCCTGGAGTCAAACATACCACCAGCTTTAAGAAGTCCTTGAGACTCTAATGCATCAGATAAAGTACCTAATCCTGCTGATCTTAATAATCCACCAACTATGCTCATTTAGTATCCTGCGATAAAGTCTGTCGGTTCATAATCATCTTCATTGTCATCCATGAAGTACGTGGTTACTGCTAATTGATCTACGTAGCTTAAAGCATCCACCAAGTCATCATGGACCTGGGAGGTAGGAAACATTAGAAGCTGGTCTACGAATTCTTTCCAGTCTTCATCCTCATTCAGGATAACCTTACCATGCTCGAATCGTCCCTGTAATGCCCAGACAATACGCTCAGTCTTTTGCTTACCACCATGCGTTAAGTCTTGCACAGAGGCATACACATTATTAGATCTCATCAGATCGCTTAGATAAGGCAACACAGCGTTTCTAACTGTGCCACGCTCCATACCTACACCAACTGGTTGGAACTCTCTAATGTTCTTTAAAATCCTTGCAGCAGCGTCTTTAACATCCCACCTGCCATGCTCAATCTTTTTAATAAACCAGACACCATCATCAGTTACTTTAACTACTGCGATAGCTGATTCATCTAATTTCTTTTGTCTTGAACTGCTGTAGTTTACGTTAGTAAATCCAGCTAAGTCGATGGCTAAGTAATAGACACCATCGTCAGGTTCTTCTCCATACTTGATCCAGTTCTCTTTGAACAGATCAGTACCAGCATTATCAAATGAAGCTTCATACTCCTGCTTGAAAGAGAAACTACTTAGAGTCTTTCTAGCACCTTCAATCTCTTTAGGATCAATCAGTGGATTATCTAGCGTAGTAAAGTGCCAAGACTTCCACTCTTCATCATCTCCAGCAAGACCAAGGTTGTACATATCGTAGAACCAGTTACGTCCTTTAGGAGTTCCAATAAACAAGGCTTTACCTTTTTTATCAGAGAGTGCAGCTCTTAATACTTTCTCCCAAGTATCTGACTTAATGTCAGCTACCTCATCAAGTACAAGAAAAGTAAGACTAACCCCACGCAAAGTGTCAGGGCGATCTGATCCTCGAACATATATCTTAGCTCCGTTGATCAAAGTAATATCCATATTATTAACATGGCTACTCTGAATAACATCCCTACCTAACTCCATTAACAAGTCCCAGATAATCTGTCTTGCTTGTCCTTGAGTAGGGGCTACATACATTACAGCAGAACCTTGAGGACATTTAAGACCCTCAACTAATAATGCTACTGCAGATAATCTAGACTTACCACAACGTCGTCCAGCGACAATAACCTTAAACCTGGTATTATCTTGAAATACTTTCTTTTGCCAAGGTAGTAACTCGAAACTAAGATTCATTATCGACCTCATTATAATCGACAATCTCTGCTTCTATTTCTTCTATTGCTTCAACCTTAGTTTCACCTAATCCAGTAATATTAATCGTTACTGCATTACGTTGTCCTTTAGCATCTTTCTCAAATAATGATGTGG